GACCTTGTAGAAAAAGAAAAATGGTACGATGTAACAAGACGTGAAACTATGGAAGCCGCAGAAGCTGCAATTGACGGTAGTGTTGATCACTATGCAAAGAAAGTAGATTTCTTAAAAGGACCTAAAGTAGTTAAGACGTTTAAATAATATCAATCAATCAAATCAAATTAAATTAAATTATGTCAAATGCAATTGTAAAGAATCTGAGCTTTGGTTCAGATGCTAAAGATAATGTGTTTGCTGGTATTACAAAACTTACACAAGCTGTTAGCTCCACGTTAGGGGCTAGCGGCAAATGTGTTATTCTTGAAGATACTATAGGCAAGCCAATTATCACAAAAGATGGTGTAACAGTAGCAGAGTCTGTTATATTGCGTGATCCAGTAGAAAACATGGGAGCAACTTTATTAAAAGAAGCTGCTAGAAAAACCGTTAAAGAAGCTGGTGATGGTACAACAACCGCTACAGTATTAGCACACTCTATCTTAGAAGAAGCTTATAAATTGGAAAATGAGCTTACATCAAGAGAAATTAAAAAAGGTATTTTATCTACAACTCAAAAAGTGATTGATCACTTACAGGCAAATTCTATACCTGTACAAGGAGATATGATAGATCAAGTAGCAACAATATCAACAAACAATGATCCAGAGCTTGGTAAAATTATAGCTGATGCATTTAGGTCTGTCGGTAAAAATGGTGTTGTTGTTTTAGAACCAACTGAATTATCAGATACTACTTTTGAATTAGTAGATGGTGTTCCATACAATAGAGGTTTAAAAAATATACATTTTGTAACAAACAAAGAGTCTAAAACTGCTGAACTAGATAAACCTTTGGTTTTATTAGTTGAATCAGAAATAGAAAATATAAGAAAAATACAAAATGTTTTAGAACATGTTATTAAAAATAACAGGTCTTTGCTTATTATAGCTGATGTTAGCCAACAAGTGTTATCGGCTTTAGCTATGAATAAAGTTAAAGGTAATATAAAAGTAAACGTAATTGATGCACCTGTATATGGTATAAGCAAGAAAGAAACATTAGACGATCTTTCTATATTAACAGGAGCTACAATTATAAACGAAGATTTAGGTGATGATATTGATTTAATTGGCCCTGAACATTTAGGTGAGATTAAAAAAAGTGTTACTGAGCAAAACGAAACAGTTTTACATTTAATAGAGACAACTGAAGAAGTTAAGTCTATGATTAAAAAAATGGAAGATGAATTAGTTGAGTGTACTGACCCTGTATTAACTGTTAAATTAGAAAAAAGATTAGCTAGATTATCTGCTAAAGTAGCTATTGTAAAAGTAGGTGCTAACTCTGAAGTTGAGTTACAAGAAAAACAAGCTAGAGTTGAAGATGCAATATGTGCAACTAAAGCTGCTATTAAACAAGGTATAGTTCCTGGTGGTGGTATAGCTTTATTAAATGCAGCTAATGATATAGAAACTAGTAGTAAGTCTGAAGAAGCGCTGCTAGAAGCTATTAAGGCACCTTTTAAGACCATCTTACACAATGCAGGTATAGAACAATACGAAATGCCGAGTGTATCAGGAGATGGAATAAACGTGGTTACAGGAAATATGGTAAATATGATTGAGTTTGGGATTATAGATCCTTTACTCGTAACAAAAAGTGCATTAAACAATGCTGCTTCTGTTGCTACTACTATTTTGTCAACCGATTGTGTAATTAATAATCTTAGAATTGATGAAGGCAATAGGTAGAAACTTAGTGGTTAAAATAGCAAAAACTGGTATATCTAAAACTCAAGGTGGTTTACTATTAGGTGAAAAACAAAGAGAAGATATAAGATATGCTGAAGGAACCGTAGTAACAGCAGGGGCTGATACAGGTGGTTTAAAAACAGATGATGTAATTTATTTTGATAAAAATAACTCTCATCAAATAGAAGTAAAAGAAGAAATTTATAACGTAGTTAAAATTGACAACGTTGTAATTGTTTTATGAGACTAGAACCCACAGATATAAGGGAATTAAATCTTTTAAAACATTACAGAATTATTAGAAAATGGGCTTGCAAGAATTATGATTTAAACGATGCAGACCTTGAATTGCTTATATACTTCGATTGCATGGATCTTTTCACAAGAGAAGATTTTAAAATCGGTACATATTCTTATAGTTGGGACAACAGACGCTGGAACAGATTACTTAAAGAAGGTTGGATAACGGTATGGAGAACACATAACCGTACAACCCAAAAGTATAATATCTATAAAGTTTCCTTTAAGTGTAAACAACTAATAAGTCGAATGTACCGTATCATGCTTGGTACTGAGGATATACCTACAAGTGCACATCGAAACAAAATAATGAAGGGTAAAACCTATATGGATAAAGTTATGATTACATCCATTAATAATGTTAACAAAGATAAAAACCGATAATCATGGGAAAAAAAGAAAAAAAAGTAGAGGTAAAAGAACTATCTCCTATTGAAAAAAAGATTCAAAAACTTAAAAAAGTTATTGAAAAACTAGAAGGCAAAAAATAAAGATATGATAAATCCTAACAAATTTGCTAATCAAAAAATACAGGAGCTAGGCCAAACTCTTTTTCAAGGAGATCAAATGGCTCAGCAAATGTCTCAACAAAGATTGGATCAACCACTTCCACCTCCAGGTTCTTATGGTGATATTAACCCTATAATGAATAAGGAGAGTAGAGAGGCTAGAAGACAAGAAAGAAAATCTATAAGAGAAGCTAACAAAGGTTTACGTCAGTCTAGAAGAGAAAGAGCTAGAGGTGTAAAAGAACAAGGGCAAGAAAATTATAGCTATGATGGTTATGAAAAGGGTAGATATAATAAAAAAGGTGATGATATAGAATATGGTAAAACACCTAGATATTCTAAAAAAAATCCACCATTAAACAAAGGGGTGAAAAAAATAGTTAAAGATAAAAAATCTTACAACGAAGTTCCAGCGCCACAAGATCCTGCTTCATTAGTTACTAAAGTAGACTCATATGGTGTGTCAGCTTTTAATTTTGATGATCCAATTATAAAACCTATAATCAAGGATAGAACGCGCAAGGTAAAAGAGGTGCCAGTTCAGCGACCTCCTTTTAATTTTGATGACCCTAAGTCTAAATACAAAACAGTCAACGTGCAAGATTTAGAAGACATGGGAAGAGTCAAGTCTGATAAAAAAGGTAAGTACGTTGTTAATTCTGATGAAATGAAAACTGGATCATCTAGAGATACATTAAGATTGCCTAGAGGTGCTAAGCATTATACAGGTAGAGATTATAAAGTAGGAGAAATGATTGATGAAAGTGATTTTGAAGACTTTGCAAAAGACGTAAATAAAAAATAATATTATGAGCAAAAAAGGACAAGTAGGTGCTGATGCAACATGGGGTGGACCTCATGCTGCTTCAAATTTAGCTCCAGGTAATTCAAGAAATGAAATGGAAATTTCAAAAGCTAAATTACCTTATAAAGCAGGACCAATTAGCAGTATTGCTAAACGTTAGTAAAAATTCACTAAAATGAGTGATAGAATAAGTGAACACATCTCGCTTAAAGAAGGGATTAAATCTCACACAGCTACTAGGTTAAATATTGACAATATACCTAGAGAACTAGATTTAGTTAACATGAAAACTATTGCAGAAGAAGTGTTTGAACCTCTACGTAAATGGGTAGGTGGTCCAATCGCTATTAATAGTTTCTATCGCTCGCCCAAATTAAATTCTGCTATTGGCGGAAGTACAACCTCACAACATTGTATTGGCTGTGCGATTGATATAGACGACAACTACGGTTATAAAACAAATGCAGAGATGTATGATTATATTAAGAATAACTTAGATTATGATCAGATTATTTGGGAGTTTGGAACAGAAGATAATCCAGACTGGGTACATGTAAGTTATGTTTCAGAAGATGCTAACAGAAGAAGATGTTTACAAGCTTATAAAGAAAACGGTAAAACTAAATACAAAATAATATGAACTCACCTTTTTTTAAAAAAATGATGAAAAACCCATGCTGGAAAGGTTACGAAGCTTATGGCATGAAAACTAAAGATGGTAGAAAAGTACCTAACTGTGTTCCTAAGAAAAAGAAAAAGTAATGGCTTTCAACTTACCTAATGGACCACTTAACATGCGTAAAACTACGCAAGGCAAAGGTAGAACTTTTAGAAAGTCAGAGGAAGGTGCTGGTATGACTGAAACAGGTGTTAAGCAATATAGAAGAGAAAACCCTGGAAGTAAATTAAAAACTGCAGTTACTGGTAAGGTTAAACCAGGAAGTAAAGCTGCTAAAAGAAGAAAATCATTCTGCGCTAGATCAAAAGGCTGGACCGGTGAAAGAGGTAAAGCCGCTAGAAGAAGGTGGAAATGTTAAATAAAAAAAATAAAAAAAAATGATTAGAAATTATTACACTGACTCTTATAAGTCTGGATTAGTTGTAACACCAAGTGATACGCTATTACTAGATGGCAGAACGAAATCAACAACACCACAAGGTTCGTGGAAACAATATAACCTATACGTTGGTAATTCACCAACTACACTACCCGTTACTACTACTGTAAATAACACAATTGTCAGTAACTCAACTAGTGTTGGTTTGGCTTCACCAAATTCACAGATAAAAGCTGGCATGAGAGTAACTGGTGGCACATTGCCTGCAGCTGGTGTTTTAATAGCATCTGTAACAAACGCAAGTAATTATGTTTTAGCAGCAGCTTCAAGTATAGCCGCTGATTCAACTCTTACGTATAGTTATGATACAGAAGCATCTATAAAAGTTCACACTGTTAACGATGAGGCAATAACATTTGTAAAACCTGCTGAAGGTTTTGTATTACCAGTTAGTGTAGTTATGGTTTATGCTACAGGTACAGGTGGTGGTATTTCAGATCTAATAGCTTTAAGTTAAAATAAATATAAAAAACAATATTATGCCGAACATTAGTAAAAAAACAGCTTACGACGTAAAAGAAGCAAGCAATCAGTCACTTTCTAAAAGTGCAAGAAAACATTATGCAGAAAATGCACAAGCAGGTTCTAAATCAGATTCTAAGAGTGGTTCTTGGATTTCTAAACACATGTCATAGTTATGGGAAAATATAAACACGAAGGAAAAGACAGAAACATCTCAGTAAGTGGTGGTCGAGAAAGAAAAGACTTGTTTAAAGACATGTCTGGGGGTTATAACGCTATGGGTGATTCAAACAGTCCAAATTATAAATACAACGGTAGCGCTTTTAAACAAAGATACGGTAAAAGCCCAGCTCATAAAGAATTGGTTGGCAAACAAAATTCGTTACCAAGTGAGCTAAAAGCGGCAATAGAAGCTGCTCCTGAAATGAAAGGATCACCAATGTATAAGTCTGGTTGCACAAGTGGTGGTGGGTCTAAATCTCCATATAAAATGGAAGGTGATCCTAAGAATAAATTAAAAGGTAAAATAAATAAACTTTCAGATAAACATAAAAAATTATATTCTGATTTTGATATGGGTAGGACTGATGGTAAAAAATTAGGTAAAGTAGAAGACAAGCTTGAAAGAAAAGAAAAAAAATATACTAAAAAATATGGATCAAGCCCATACAATATGATGGATAACCCTACTGATAAGCCTAAAGGTAAAATGAAAAAAGAAGGTAAATTAAAAGCTACCATGACTAAAACCATGCGTCAACTACCTACTAAACAAGCCGCTAAAACAAGCGGACCTTATAAAAATAAATAACAACAATAAATAAACATTAACAAAAACAAAAACAATTATTATGGCAAAATTTATTTCGATTAAATCATCTGGAGCAGGTATCGCAGGTGGAGACATCCTAGTGGGTGTAGATTTGATAACAGGAGTTGAGCAAGCATCAGCTACTACTGTAGTTATCTACTTAGCTGGAGGTGCAGCTGGAGATTTATGTACTATTACTCACACTTCAGTTGGAACTATTCCATCTGTAAGAGACGCTGTTAACTATGCGTTAACTGCTAATCCAGGTGGTGTAAAAGCTAAAGTACATCTTCCAGACGGAATTGAAGTTTCAGGAGTAGTATTCTCTTAATGAAACCAAAAGGCTTAGGTGATAGAATAGAAGATTTCACTAAAGCAACTGGAATTAAAAAAGTTGTTGATACAGTGTCACAGGGTTTAAACATACCCTGTGGCTGTCAACAGCGTAAAGAAAAACTTAATAAAATGTTTCCCGGAAAGTAATGGCTTTTAAAATCAACCCACCTTATATTATCGACAACACTCCAATTTACAATGTAGGTTTAGAGGAAGGTGTGTTAGGAAAAGCAGACAGAAATGGAAGCATTTTAATAAATCAAGATATTAAAGATCCAAAACAAATAGAAGACGTTATCAATCATGAAAAAATTCATATTGATCAAATGAAAAGGGGAGATTTGGATTATGACGATAATAATGTTTACTGGAGAGGTAAACGTTACTCAAGAAAAACAATGGAGGAAGGTGCTAAAAATCTTCCTTGGGAAAAAGAAGCTTATGCCAGATCCTAAAAAGAAATTTAAAGATACAACAGTAGGTAAACTATTGTTTGGCGCTGCGTCGTTAGTCAACCCTGCGTTAGGTAGTGTACTAAGCGGTGTAACTTCACCAGCTGAAGCTATTGCTGCTATTGGTAAATCTGACGTAAGTGGTGAAGATAAAATAAAATTACAACAACTTATATTCGAACAACAAAATAAAGAAATGGAAGCCGTCACATCAAGGTGGCAAGCTGATTCAATGTCAGATTCATGGCTTTCTAAAAACGTACGCCCTATGGTTTTAGTGTGGTGTATTGTTATATTTTCAATAGCAGGATTATTAGATAGTGTTGAATCGATACCATTTCACATAGGTGAATTATGGAATGATACATTTGAAAAAGTAATGATGGCTGTTGTTCTAGCATATTTTGGTGGACGCACGACAGAAAAGGCTACAAGTTTATTTAAAAAGTAAATAAAACCTGTAACTATATTAATAAATAATTAATCAATTAAATTAAATTAAAAATGGAAATTAAAAAAGACCAATTAGAAAAAATCCAAGGCTTTCAAAAAGACTTAAACAAGTTGTTAAACGAAGTAGGATTTTTAGAAGCCCAAAAAACCGCGGTATTATCTAAGTTTCACGAAGTCAACAAAGAAACTGAAGACTTTAAAAAGGAACTTGAAGAAGAGTACGGATCGATTAACATCAATCTTGAAGACGGTACTTACACTCCTATCGAAAAAGAAGAAGACAAGAAGGAGTAATGTCATCTGTTATTAGAAAGATCAGCATCGGTTCTGATTACAAAACTGATGCGATGCATTATTCTTTGACTCAGTCAGTATATGGAGGTCACACTATATCTCATATACTCTTTGATGCAGAAGATAATTCTTATAACATTTACATTAAAAAAAACAACGAGGTATTGCCATGGAAAAAGTTTAACTCTAACATGGCAATCTCCGTTGAATATGATTTAGAATACTAAATGAAAAGTATATTTGACTTTATCGTTGAGCCTGCTGGCCAGCGATATAATAATGAAGTTAAAGTAGGTGACAAAAGCCTTATAATTAACACTCAGTCAGAAAGTTTTAAGTCAGTAAATAATATAGCTAGAGTTATAGCAACACCAAAAGCATACAAAACACCTGTTAAACCTGGTGATTTAATTATGATACATCATAATGTTTTTAGAAGGTTTTACGATATACGTGGTGAAGAAAAAAACAGTAGATCATATTTTAAAGATGGTTTATATTTTGTTCAATTAAATCAAGTGTATTTATATAAATCTAATGAAAAGTGGAAAGCTTTTGGCGATAGATGCTTTATAAGTCCAATTCATAACAATGACGATATAGATGCTAATTTAGAAGAACGCCTTGTTGGTATATTAAAATATGGCAATAGTTCATTAGAAGCATTAAGAATCAACGAGGGAGACCTCGTGGGTTATTCACCATTTGGTGAGTTTGACTTTGTAGTTGATGGTAAGCGTCTTTATTGTATGAAATCAAATGATATTGTAATTAAATATGAACGTCAAGGAAACGAAACAGAATATAATCCTAGCTGGGCACATAGCAGTTGAGGAACTTATTAAGGTGGCAAAAGAAGCTATAGTTGATTCTGATGATGATATATCGGCTGATAGATTAAAAAACGCTGCTGCAACTAAAAAATTAGCTATATTTGATGCTTTTGAAATACTTAACCGTATTAAAGAAGAAGAAGATATGTTAAACGAAAAACCAAAAGAAGAAAAGAAAACTCAAGCTTTTGGAGGTTTTGCAGAAAGAAGATCTAAGTAATGTACAAGCAAACATTGTATAAAGTAATTGATCACATAAAACCACATGTAATAAAAAGATTAAACAAATCTAAGAAGTGGAATTATGGTTATAACAAAGAGCATGATGTTATTGTTATATCTAAAACAGGTCAGATTGGCGAGATATATGAAATACAAAACCTTAAAATAGCATTACCAAAAGAAAACGAAGTTTTCACTGAAGCTGATAAGTGGCAAACCCACGAATACCCTAAAGCTTTAAAAAAAATTAAAACAATATTTGATTGGAAACAGTATCCAGATGATTTTAAAGAAAAATGGTATGCATATATTGATAGAGAATTTGCCAGGCGCCACGAAGGTTATTGGTTTAATAACAAGGGTAAAGCTACTTATATTACTGGTACTCATTACATGTACTTGCAGTGGTCCAAGATTGATGTTGGGCAAGCAGATTTTAGGGAAGCAAACAGATTATTCTATATATTCTGGGAAGCTTGTAAAGCAGATACACGTTGTTACGGAATGTGCTACCTCAAAAACAGACGGTCTGGTTTTTCATTCATGGCATCTGGCGAAACAGTCAACCTTGCCACTATCTCTAGTGATGCTAGATAC